ATGACCGAGCAGGAGCTCAGGAAAAAGCTCGAATTGCTCAAGACCGAGCACCGCGATCTCGACGCCGCCATCGCCGCGTTGACCGAAGCGGCGCGCGGTTCGGCGTCGGCCGACATGCTCCAGATCGCGCGGCTCAAGAAGCGCAAGCTGCGCCTGAAGGACCAGATCGCGATCATCGAGGATACGCTGCTGCCGGACATTATTGCGTAGTTCGTTTTCGGCCACTTTGGTTGGCGCAAGCGCTGTAGCGGGGCGCGAGCTTCTGGAGTCTTTGACAAGACCACTTAGAGCACTGCAGCGCGCCCCGCTTGCCCGCTAGCCGCTGATGATCAGCTCCTGCGCGGGCCGCTGCCCACCGCCAGCGCCATAGTGCAGCGAGACCTCCTCCATCTGGAACCCGGCAAACAGATCCCGCACCTCGGGCCGATCATTCAACGACAAGATGAAGCGCCCCTTGAGCTTGCCTAAGAGGCTTCTCAGACGCTCGAAATCTGCTGGCGAGAAGATGTCCTTCCCATAGTCATCAGTGTGCCCCCAATAGGGCGGGTCGCAGTAGAACAGCGTGCCCGGCCGACCGTCATAGCGCTCGATGCAGGTGCCGAAGTCGAGGCATTCGATCAGCACGTCCTCGAGCCGCTCGTGGACCGCTTCCAACATCGGCTCCAGCTTCGAGAGGCTCCAGCGGGGCCGGGAATAGTCGATCCCGAACGTCCGCCCCATCCCGCCGAACCCAGTCTTCTGAAGGTAGAGGAAGCGGGCGGCGCGCTCGAGGTCGGTCAGCTGCTCGGCTGGCGTGGCGCGCAGCCGCTCGAAGTCCGCCCGGCTGTAGAGCTGGAACTTCAGCACATCGAGCAGCTGCTGGTAGTGGCGCTGCAGGAGGCGGAAGAGGTTCACGACATCACGATTCACGTCGTTGATCACCTCGAGCTTGGGCCGCACCGATCGGCGGAAGAACACCCCACCCATCCCCACGAAGGGCTCGACGTAGCGGGTGTGCGGGGTGGCCGCGATCTGGTTGGAGATGCGACGGGCAAGGGCACGCTTGCCACCCAGCCACGGGGCTACCGGCTGGACGGGGCGGACGGCAGTCAATCCTTCTTTCATGGGTTACACCTTAGACAGGCTCCGCCGCTTGCGGTCGGGGGAGCCGACGGGCCGGTCATGACGGCCCAAGGTGCGAGTCTCAGTCTCGCGGTTCGGGGCGTTGGCGCGCCCCAGCCACCCCCGTTTCAGGGATGGGAATTGGTCAGCTTCACGCCAGTCTCAGCGCCACGCGCGGGGCGATGGCGGAAATCAGGGTGGTCGCGGGCGCGGTGGTCGGCAGGCCGCTGGCGAAGGTCACCGTGGCGCGGCGGGCGGTGTTGATGGTGGTCCCGGTCTCCGGGAGGCCGAGCGGCAGCAGCGCCGCGACCGCGAGCCCGCGCAGGGTCTGGGTCGAACTGGCGTGGACCGCGAGCCAGTATTTCGTGCCGGCGGTCAGGGTGATGCCTCCGGTTATCGGGCTCTGCTTGGCCCCGGCGGTGGCGCAATCGAGCAGGCTCCCCGCGCCGGTCAGCAGGTCGCCGGGCAGGTTGCCGGCGGTGCTGCCATAAATCCCGATGCGCGCCTGAGACCCGGCGACCAAGGTGCCGGTGACCTCGATCGACAGCAGGTCGACCGTGATGTCGCGGCTCGGCCAGAAGGGGATGAACTCGATCCGGTTGGCAGCCTGAGAAATGGTGCCCTGCGCCGTCGCGTTGAGCGCGTTGGTGATGAAGGTGCCGGCGGCGAGGCCGGGGGCGATGAGGTGGGCAGTGGCAGGGCCAGCGGGACCTTGCGGTCCGGCATCGCCATCGTCGCCCTTGTCACCCTTTGGCCCGACCAGGGCGGCCAGCCAAGCCGCCTCATCGCCAGCAAAGCCGCCCGCCACCGCGATCTGATAGGCGGAAGGCCCGGGGCCACCATCATCGCCTTGCGGTCCGGCATCGCCATCGTCGCCCTTGTCACCCTTTGGCCCGACCAGCGAAGCGAGCCACTGCGATTGCGTTCCCGCAAAGCCCGCCGCAACCGCGACCTGATAGGCCGAAAGTCCGGGGCCGCCATCGTCGCCCGCGGGGCCGCGATCGCCCGCATCCCCTTTGTCACCCTTGTCGCCCTTGAGCGAAGCCAGCCACGCCGCCTGATCACCAACGAACCCGCCCGCGACCGCGAGCTGGTAGGCTGACAGCCCGTCTTCGCCCGCCGGGCCGAGATCGCCGTCATCGCCCTTGGGGCCGACCAGCGAAGCCAGCCACGTCGCCTCGGTCCCGACAAAGCCATTATCCAGCGCGACTTCGTAAGCCGAGAGACCATCATCGCCCGGATCGCCCTTGTCGCCCGCCCCCGCGCTGCCCGGCGGCACCACCAGCCCGGCGACGGGGGCCATCGGGTTGCGCTTCACCACCTCGATCGCGCCGGCCGGGGCGATCCACTGGACCGGGGCGCGGCTTGCCGGGACCAGCCACTGGATCACGAAGCCGCTCATGGGATTGGCACCGCCGATGGGGTGAGCTCGATCAGCAGCGTCTCGCCGCTCGGCTCGGGATCGCCCGAGGCGAAGGACAGCAGGCTGTCGATGCCGTAGACGCCCGGCTCCAGCGTCGCCGACTGCGCGGCGCTGAGGGTGAAATTCCAGCCCGGCCCGATCGCTCCGGCGGCGGCGCGCGGGGATGCGGTCATCTCAAGCGGGACGAAGTCGGGTGCTGGCTGGAAGCGCGCCTCGTTCTCGCTGCGGGCGATGAAGGCAGTCGCGGCGGCCACCAGCCCCACCGCCTCGGCGGGCACGATGATGCCCACGCTGACCGGCCCGCCGACGCGGAAGGTGCCGCTGATCACGCCGCCAGCTCCTTCTTGAGCTCGGCCTCGTCGAGCCCGGTGTCGATGAAGAACTCGTCGGTCTGCTCGACCATCAGGCGCGGGCCGAACAACTCGATCGCCTCCGCGTCCGCATCAGCGTGGACCGCCTTGATCACCGCCTGCCGGTCCAGCTCAACCTTCATGCGCAGGAAGTCGGCCGCGCGGGGGAATGGCAGGTCCTTTAGCCAGGCAACGACATCGCCCAGCTTCACCCCGCGCTTCAGCTTCACTGCGGGCGGCGTGAGCCGGATGCCGATCTTCGCGCCCGCCAGCTCGGCCGAGCGTTTGCGCTTGGCCACTTCGTCCTTCCCGCCCGCTTCCCACCACGCCTTCAGCCCGGCGAAGAGGGGCTTGGCCTCGGCCTCGAGCTCGGCGAGGCGCTGGTCGCGCTGCGCCTTGATCTTGTCGATCGCCGCCTCGGCCGCGAGCCGCTCGAGCGCCTTGTCCCGCTCGATCTGGACGTATTCGCCGATCATCAGCGTGGCTTCGGCGGCGGTGGCAGGGGCGGGGGCGGCGGTTTGCTTGCGTCGGGGCATCAGAGGGTCTCCTGAAGGTTAGGCGTAGAGGCCGAGATCGACCGTTCCGCTGGTCGGGCGCGGATTGCCGGCGAAGTCGAAGCCGAGCAGATATTCGCTGAAGAAGTCGCGCGCCGGGCTGCCCGCTTGCAGCGTGTAGGTCCCGTCCCCCACACCCGCGACCGCGACGCCGCCGGTCCCGGTGGTGCCCTGATAATTGGTGAACAGCGGATCGTTGCGGACCTCGTTCGATCCCGCGCCGGTGGGGTAGCTGGTGTTGCGGCCGGGATATTCCCAGCCCTCGCTCTCATTGGTGGTGACGTTCGGGTGGAACTGGAACCAGTTGCCGTTGAAGCCGGTGCCGTGATGAATATCCAGATTGCCGATATCGGTCGCGTCGCTGTTGAACCAGTCGCCTTTCAGGTTGGGCTGGGGCGGGATGCAGCCCTTCATGCTGACACGGGTGTGGGTCTGCGGCAGGCCCGGTGCGCCGAAGCCCGAATAGAAGATGTTCCACTTGCCTTCTTCGCCAAAGCCGGTCCCGATGACGTGATGGAAGAACACGTTGTCGCTGTTCCCGGTCGACGCGCAGATCGCCAGCGCGGGCTGGATCTGCCCGCCGGTGAGCGCGCCGATGAACTCGAACCCGCCCTGGATGAAGGCGCAGTTGCTGATCGTGCTGCCGCTCGCGATGGTCAGCGCTAGCGGATACCTCTGGCGCGTGAACATGAAGCTCTGGAGGAAGACCCCCTTGCTGATGTCGCTGTGGCTGTTGCTGCGGAACCGGGCGATCCGCGATCCGATGATGCTGGCGAAGCGAAGGCCGTGAATGTCCGCCAGATCGATGTCGAGCCCGCGCCACATCCGGCGCTGCTGGCTGCCTGAATAGGCGGTCGAGACCGAGGTGCCGAGGTTGGTCACCACCTCGCCGAAGGCCGCATCGTGCGCGGTAGCGGCGAGCATCCCGGCGGTCTGGTTGGCATTGTCGACGATGCAGTTGCGGCGCTGCACGAACAGCGGCGGCGTGATGCCGCCCGCGCTGGTGCCGCTCATCGCCTGACTGCCGGTGCGGGTCAGCTTCACGTTGTCGAATAGCAGCGCGACCTCGCCCGGACCAACCGTGGTGTTAGCCAACGCGGCGCTGACCCCGGTGTTGGGGCGCAGCGCAGCCGTGCCCCAGCTCACGATCGCATCGGCGCGCGCCACCCCCGGCGCAGCCGTGACGGTGATCGCGCCGAGATAATGCGGACAGCGCAGCGTGCCAGCGCCGCTGCCGAACACAAAGCCGCCAGTCATCGCCTTTAGAATACAGCCGTCAGCATAGCCGCCCGTCGCCGCGCTCTGCGTGACGATCGCGGCGATCGCGGCGGTGCTGGTGGCAAAAGGCGCGGCGGCGGCGGTCGCTTCCGTGGTCGACCAGGTGCCGGTCCCGTCATTGCCGGTTGCCGTGCCGACATAGGCAATCGGCGGCGCTGCGGCGCGAGCAGTGTCGCGCCAGAAATAGCGCGGGCTGAACTGTGTCAGCGCAGCCTCGTCGGCGGTGCTGATGATGGTGCTTGCGTCGCCCAGCCATGGCACCAACTCCGCTTCGAGCGTCAGCATCACGCCGCCATCGGCAAGCCCGCTGACATCGTGGGTAAAGGGGAAGACCTCGACCGGGTAGACATCCTCGCAATAGCTCGAAATCTGCGTGGTGTTGACCACCACCCAATCGCTGAAATTTGTGCCATCGGTCATCCGCGCGCGGATGCAGGCGACCTGACGGCCATTGCGTGCCGAGGCGCAGCCTGCGGCGATCTCGTGATACACCGTGTCACCGACGACAAGGCGATCGGGCGTTACATGGCGGCCGATAGGCGGCGGGGCTTCGACCAGCGATCCATTGGTCGCGCCAGCAATCACCGAAGTAGTGTAGATCAGCTCGGCCAGCGCCATCTTGGTCGACTCGTCAAGCGTCGGGTTGGGCCACACTTGCCGCCGGGGGACGGTCAGATAGTTGATGTCGTTGTAAGTCGCCGCCGCGCCGTCTTCGTCGAAGCCATCGTTGGCGACGCTGAAGGGCACCTGAGAAAGCCCGCTGGTCGATGGCACCACCGCCACTGCGCCACTGGCCTCAAACGCGGAGATCGGCGAGGGGCCGGTCACCGGGCCAACTGCGGCGCTGGTCACAGTCGTCGCCCCGCCGTCGCCCCGCGCGGTGACGCGGAGCGAGAGGCTCTCTCCCAGATCCCCGGCCGCGATCATGTAGGTCGCGCCGGGGTTGGTGGCGATCACTGCCGCCCCGCTCAGCAGTTCGATGTCCGCGCCAGCAATCGTCCCGCCGGTGGCCGTGCCCGGGTTGAGCGTGACCACATCGCCAACCTGCGGCGTGCCGTCAGTCCCGATCGACGGGCCGGGCGAGAACGCCGGAGCCCCCGGTCCGCTATCCTGCGCCATCAGCCGCCCGAATCGTTCCGCCTCGCTCGTCGCCGCCGGATCGGGCAGCAGCTTGAATTCGACCGCAAGCCGCGTCGCCGATCCGCCGCTGAAGACCGGGCGCGGGCTGCCGATCTGGCAGGCGCGGGGCAGCTCGAACTGCGCCGGCATGTCCTCGTTGTAGGGGGAAGGCCCGCGCACCAGCAGCGCGAACTCCCCGGCCGTGCCCGGCCCGATCGCAAGGCCCATCCGGCGGAAACCCGGCGTCCCCGGCCCCGGCGCGACAGTGGTGACAGCCGCGCCCCCCATCGTCAGCGCGAATTGTTCGAGCGTAAGGTCGATCAGCTCCAGCTGCACCCGCAGCTCCTCGCTCTCCAGCGCGCTTGCGGTCGGCGCGGTCTCCCCGGCCGGCGGCGGCGGGCTGACCCACTGCTGGCTGCTGGCGAGCACCACGCCGCTCTCCCCGTAACCGCGCGCGCCGTTGGTGCCCAGCAGCCGCCAAGGATCGGCCGGCGCGGCGCTCAGCGCCGGGAAAGCCGTGCCTGCCGGGGCGATCCAGATCGTGAAGGGGGCGGTGATAATCTCGGGGTGTTGGTTCATGGCGAGGTTCCGAAGGGCAGATCAATACGAGACGAGGCCGTCGCCGCCGCCGCCGCCGGGGGGCGAGGGCGGAGGCGTGAAGGTGCCGCCGAAGCTGGTGCTCTGGTTGCCGACCAGGACGAGCGCCGGGTTGGCCATCTGGGTCAGCGCCGGGCTCACCGCGGCGACGTAGCCGGACGTGGCCGGGTTCCAGAACACGGCGTAGGCGGTGCCGGCGGTGAGCGAGGCGAGCGTCGCGGCCGGGAAGCTCATCGCGCTGCCATCGGTCAGCACCGCATCGAAGGCGGCGACGAAGATGTTGGCGTCATCGGCCGAAAGCGGGAAGGCCACGGTGCGCGAACGGATGCCGCGCGCGGCGCTGCTCCCCGCGATCGTGAGCGGGCCGAGCACGCGGCGCGCGCCGGTCACCCCGTCGACCACGTAGGACACTGCGACATAATAGGTGCCGCCCGCGCCGACCGCGATCTCGCGCCGGGTGACATCGGGGCGGCTCGTCCCCGCCTCGGTCCAAGCGGTGGTCGGCACCGGCGCGGTGGCAGACTGGACGAATTCGAACAGCACCAGCTCCGCCGCCGGATCGTCGGTCGCGCCGGTCACCACGATCAGCCCGGCCCCGCCCGCAGCCGCGCTCCAGGCGGCAACATCGGGCGCGGCAATCGCGGGCGGCGCAGGGTTGGGCGCGGCGACCACGCCGTCATCCAGCGGGGCAGTGTCGGAATAAACGCTCGCGTCGATCTGGCGCAGGCTCAGCTGGTGGTGCCAGGCCTTGTCCGATCCCCAGGCGTCCACCCGGAAGGTCAGCGTCGCCCCGCCAAAGCGGCGGTTGCTCTGCCAGGCGACCCAGTCGCCCTCCTCGATGAAGGAAAAGCGCGGCGGCAGGGTGACCTGCGCCCGGCCCCAAAGGCGGCCGAGACGGCGGATGATCTCGGCGACGCGCTGGGCTTGCGGATCGTTGGTGACGAGGTCGAGCTGCGGCTGCACTTCGCGCGGGCCGCCATCGGCGATCACGTCGGCCGTGTCGCGCCGCACCGGCGCGCTGCGCACGTTCCAGCGCTGGCCGGGATCGACAAAGCGCGCGGCGACGGTGTTGATCCAGTCATTGTCGCTCGCGCCAAGGATGCCCTCGTTCCAGGTGACGGTGCTGCCAACCAGCAGATCATCATCGGTGAAGGTCGCGACCACCGCCCTGGCCTCGCCCGGATCGACCTCGACCGCGCCTTCGGGCTGGCTGATCACCCCGCCCACCGCCGCGGCGAAATCGGTTTCGACCTCGATGAAGCTCTCGGTGGAGGCGACAACGCCGCCGATCGTGTAGCGCGGCTGCCCTGCCACGATCTCGTCGCACAGATTGGCGCGGGCGAAGACGTTGGCGGGCGGGGCTTCGATATCGCTGAGGCCGCGCCCGATCAGCAGCATTTCGGGCTGGTCAACCCGGTCCCCGGCGTAGATCCCGCGCACCCAGGTGTGGCGGATGTCGATCGGGTTCTCGCTCCACTCGCGGGTGGCCGGATCGTCCCAGCGATGCGCCCCGCTGCCGCCGACGCTGGTGTCCTTGCGCGCCTGATAGCAGCGCAGCCCGCGCACCACCCAGCGAAAGCGCGGCCGGCCGCCGGGGTAGACCGGGTTCTTCGCGTCCGAAGCATCGGCCTTGTAGGCGACAACAACGTAGGCGACCCCGCGCCCGCGATCATTCGCGGTCCAGCCCGGGCCGTTGGTGGTGAGGATCGCAGGCACGCTCTGGTCCCACTGGCCGTCGCGCCAGAACACCTGCAGCTGGTTGTTGTAACCGGCCACCATCCCGTCCCCGGCGAAGGCAACGTAGGTGTCATCGACGAAGAAACCCTCCAGCGCATCGGAGCGGTGATCCGCCAGCGCGATCACCAGCACTTCCCAGTCGGTCTGGTACTTGCCGCCGAAATTGAACGCATCGACCAGCGATCCGCCCAGCGCCGCGCGGCCGAAGATCGCCTGCCGCGGCTGCTCGCCCAGCTGCAGCTGCGCGGCCGAAGCAGCGCGGCGCGGGGCCTTGGGGCCAAGCAGCGCCCCGCCGATCAGCGCGATGCCGATGAAGGCGAGCTGGAAATTGCCCGTCACCACCCCGACGATGGTCAGCCCGATGCCGACAACGGCGCGGACAACCTTACTCATCGCCAGCCCCTTCGATCGACCAGGCCAGCGTCATCGCGCGGCGCGGCAGCCGCTCCAGCCCGCGCGTGCCGGGGCCGACCAGGGTTTCGCCTTCCACCACCATCAGCCGCACGCCGAACAGGCGATCGGGCAGCCCGGCAATGTCGCCGCGCTTCGCCAGCGCCGGTTCGATCCGGCTGAGCCGCTTGTCGAGCGCCAGCTTCAGCCCGCCGCGCGCCTGCGCCATCCGCAGCGCCTCGGCCCGGGTTGTCCACGTGGGGACGTGCGCCAGCAGGTCCTCCCCGGTCTGCGCCTTCACGCAGGCGGCGGCAAAGCTCACGCAATCGCGCCCGCGCCGCCAGCGAAAGCCGCGCCCGCTGCGCGCCTCGATCGCGGCGATCAGGGCGGGGATGTCCCGGCTCATCGCGCCGCCTCGATCGCGCGGCGGGCAATGTCGTCGGCAAAGCCGCCGCCCGCCCCCGGCAGCGCCGATCCGGCGCGCGCAGGCCTGCGCCCGCCCCAGTAAAGCGTCTTCTCACCGGCGTATGAGACGTTCTTGAAGAAGCCATCAGCCGGATCGATCAGGCGCTGGTCGGCGTCGCTCCGCATCCGCGCGCCGCGCCGGCCGAGGCCCTTGGCCGGGCTCTCGATCTGTGCCCGGATCGCGGCGGCGGCGCCGATCTCTTCCTCGCGCAGGATCGTGTCGAGCCGCCCGCGCTGCCAGACCTGCGCGTCCAGCAGCGTGATCCCGGCCTGGTCGAAGATCAGCCGCCACAGCACCGCAGGCGCGCTGCCCAGCCCGGTCGCATCGAGCAGCGCGGCGGTTTCGGGATCGATGCCCGACAGGGTCAGGGTGATGTTCTGCGCCGCATCGCCCAGCGCGCCGCCCGCCACCTGCACCAGCCCGCGATCGCCGACCGGCAGGAAGGTCTGCCCGCCCAGCGTGATTTCGTGCGGCCCGCCCCAGACCCGCACCGGCGGGGTGCAGAGGATCTCCACCGCCCCGGTGACGATCGCCTCCCCGGCATCGAGCGCGGCGAGCGCGGCGGGGCTCAGCGTCTTCATGCGCGCAGGTCCTGAATCGCGGTGACTGAGCCGCCGGACAGGATGCCGCCCGCGCCGATCAGGCCCAGCTCGCTGTTCTCCGGCAGCAGCTGCATCACGCAGGCCGGGCTGTCGAGGTGCGCGATCGCAAGCGAAGGCACCAGCGCGGTGTTGATCGGCGGTTCGATCGTCACCACCGCCACGCCGCCCGCGCTCGCGGTTGCCGGCAGAACCGCGCGCGCCAGCGTGCGGCGGCGCATGTTGCCCGCGCCCGCACCCGCCTCGTCCCAGCGCAGGCCGATCAGATCGCCCACCGCCAGCTGGAAGCCCGCAGGCAGGCCGTTCAAGGTCAGCAGCGCGTTGCCATCGGCGTCGATCGACTGGCTCCAGCTGGTCGCCGGGCCGGTAAAGGGCGTTGCCGTCCCGGCGCGCACCAGCCCGGCAAAGCCGAAGCGGTAGGCCTTGGGGAAGCGGCGGGTGGGATCGATCGCGTAGAACCGCCGCAGCCGCCCGCGCAGCCGGTCGAAGAAGGCCTGCCACAGATCGGCGCTGTCCGGATCGGCGCGCTCGATCTCGAACCGGGCCAGCCACAGCGGCCAGCCCGCCTGCACCCCGCCCTGCCGCCCGCCCGCTTCGGGCGCGGCGTAATCGACGCGCTGGATTTCAAACCGGACGCGGGCGATCCCGCTGGCGGTTTCGGGCTGGGTCAGGATCATCAGATCACCCTCCGGTCCTGCGCGTCGCGCACGGTGCTGACGATGGTGCCCGGAAGCTCCTCGCGCAGGCGGTCAAGCCGGGAATTGAGCCGCGCGATCGCCGCCGCATCCGCCCCGGTTGCATCGATCGTGATCGGGATCATCACGCTGGGCCCGCCGCTGCTGGCAGTCAGCAGCTTGCGGCTTTCGGGGTTGGAAAGGATGCCCAGCCCGCCCGGCCCGGCAAAGGCAAGCTCCGGGCCTTGCTCGCCGACGATCCCGAACTGGCCGGTGGGGATCGTGCCGCCTTCGGCAAACAGGCCTGCGAACAGGCTCAGCGCCCCGCCGAACCCGCCGCCAAAGCCGCGCAGGACCCCCGGCAGGTTCTGCCCCTGGGTCGAAACCAGCCCGCTCCCGCCGCCGCCGCCGAAGATGCTGCCGAACAGCCCGCCGCCGCCCGCTTCGCCGCCGCCGAACAGCGCGTTCGCCAGCGGGCGGATGATCGCCTGCTGGACCGCGATCCGCAGCAGATCGGCGATGATCTGGTCGGCCACGCGGCTGAACACGTCGCCCAGACTTTCCGCGCCGAGGATCGCCTGCGTGAGCCCATCGTTGAGCGCTTCGAGCCCGTCGATCTGGATGCCCTGCAGCGCCTCGTTGATCTGGCCCGGCGTGGCGTTGAGGCGGCGCAGGTAACGCTCCAGCTCGGTCTCGTTCTGGCGGCCGACCGCCGCGCGGCGGGTGTCGGCGGTCGCGGCCTGCGCGTCGAGCGCGCGCTGCGCGCGTTCCTTCTCAGCGTCCTCGGCAATCTTTGACGAGATCACCGCATTGAGCTTGGAATTGAGGTTGGCTTCCTCGGCCTCGAGGATCTTCAGCGCGATCGCCTTCCTCTCGGCATCGGTGTCGGCCAGCTGCAACTGCAGCTGCAGGGCGTCCACCTTCGCCCGAAACTCCTCTTCTGCGAGCGCTTCGGCTTCCCTCTCCATCTGCGCGATCCGCTCGCGCACGATGATCTGGCCTTCCAGCCCGATGTTGGCCGAAACGATCAGGTTGCCCTGCTCGTCGATCTTGGGGGCCACGCCCAGCAGCGCTTCGGTCTGCGCGATCAGCGCGGCCTTGCGCTCCTTGCCCAGATCGCTGGCTTCGATTTCGGCAAGCCGCTGCTCACGCTCGAGATCGAGCAGCTGGACCTGAATGCCGGCGCGCTCCTCGGCGCTGGTGGCGAGATCGAGCTGCGCTTGCAGCGTGTCGCGCTGGAGCGCGGCGGCCTGCCGGTCGAAATCGGCGGCGCGCTCGGCCTCGCTGCGCGGCGCGGGGCCAGAGCGCGCGCGCCCGCCGCCCCCGCCGCGCCCGCCGCCGCTGCCGCCCTGCGGCCCGAAGATGCGCCGCGCCGCGCCGGTGTCGCCCGAAAGCGCGGCCTGCGCGTCATCGAAGACCTTGACGTTCTCGGCCTCCAGCGCATCACTGGTGATCGCCTGGGCAGCGCGGAAATAGGCGTCCTGGCTGATGATCCCCTTGTCAGCGAAGGACCGCAGCCGCCGCTCGGCTTCCGCCGCGCTCATCTGGCCGTTGCGGTAGGCATCGACGATGCCCGCGCCGGTTTCGGCCCGCACAATCCGCGCGCCGCCGATCGATCCTTCGATCCTGAGATCGCCAAGGTTGCCCCGGCTGATCGAATCGAGCTCACTGCGCGCCGCCGCCTGCCGCTGCTGCGCGCCGATCCGGCCCGCGATCGCCTGCGCCCGCGCCAGCGCCAGCAGCGCTTGCGACTGGGTGTTGATCTGGCCGGTGGTCTTGTCCAGCACCCCGCCAAGGATCGCCTGCGCATCGCCGAGCTTGCTGCTGGCGAATTCGACGCCTTCGAGCGCGTCCTCGGCCTCGAACAGCCGCCCGATGAAGGGCGACAGCGCGGTCAGCGCCACCGTGATCGCGATCCCCCAGGGGCCGCCCAGGAAGCTGGCGACCGCGCCGAGCTTGCCGCCCATGTCCTTCGCCTTGTCGGCGGTTTCAAGGACCTTGTCCCCCATCCCCTCGATGTCGGTTCCCGCCTCTTCCGCCGCGCCGCCCGATTGCGCCGAGGCCCCGGCCATCTGCTGGAGCACCTGGATGATCTGCCCGCCCTGCGCGGCGAAGATCTGCATCGGGCTCGCCCCCAGCGCGAACATCGTGGCGACATCGTTGAGCTGGAAGCCGAGGTTCTGGAGCGAATTGCGCTGGGCATTGGCCGAAGCTTCGACCTGCGCGCCTGCCTGGCTGAAGCCGCGCCCCATCTGCTCGGCCGATTGCCCGCTGCGCAGCATCTCGCCCGCCAGCCTGGTCGAACTGCCCGACGCCCGGTCCAGCGTGCCGCCCAGCTTCTGCGCCTGCCCCTCGGCGCGGCTCACCCCGGCGGCAAGCGCGCTGTCATCGGTGCGCAGGATCAGGACCGCTTCGCCGAGTGCTTCAGCCATGATCCGGCCCCTGGTTGCCAAGCCACTCCTGAAGGTCGGCGATCGTCTCCAGCCCTTCGCCGTCGCTGCGCACCGCGATGCCCATCCCGGCCAGATCGGCCGGATCGGCCTTGGCCGGGGGCTGCGCGGAAGTGCCCGCCGCCCGGTCGCGCAGGCGGTCGAGCAGCTGCTGGCGATCAAGCTCCCGCTCGAAACCGATGTTGGCGGACAGCGCCGCCAGCTCGACCCCGGCCAGCTTCTCGGCCGCCTGGATGCGCGGCATCATCGCCACGAAGGCCCTCACCAGCGCGGCAGGAAGCGTCTCCAGCCAGTCCTGCGGCCGTCCGCCGTAGAACCGCTGGAGCCGGGGGACCAGCTCGCCCCAGTCGAGAGGTGGCCTTGCAGACCGATCATCCACTCCGGCGTCGGCCCCGTCGCTGCCATCATCGCCCCTGCCACCTTCAGCCCGTTGCGCAGCAGGAGCGCGGTAAAAACATCGATGATCTGCCGTCGCTGGCGGCCGGGCACCTTGGCGAAGACGTCCTCGGGCACGCCGACGCAGATCCGCCGGGCGACCTTGGCAACCAGCGCGTCGAGCTCGGTCTCGGCCGCCTCGTCCTCGGCGTCGGACCGTTCGAGCGCGTCGATCCGGCGGCCCCAGCGCGCGAAGCGGTGGCTGTCGATCACGCTCAGCTCGGCGGGGCTGAGGATGTCGTAAGCCGTCCCGTCGATCGCGATCCGGGGCCGCTCGATCAGCGTGTCGAGATCGAGCAGCGCGCTGGTTGCCTCGGTCATCCCGCCAGCTCCGATCAGAGCGCCGGGAGGTGCGCGGCAAGGATGTAGCCGAAGCGTTCCTGCGCGTTGGCGGCGGCAAGGTCCTCGAGCGCTTCGAACTGCAGCGCCAGCCCCGCGCCGGTCCCGCCCTTGCGGAACACCGGAGCAGGCGCGCCCGACTGGAAGCAGCGCGGCACGCAGTACTGCATCGCCAGCGCTTCGTCATAAGGCGAAAGGCCACGCACCAGCAGGGCGTATTCGCGGGTCCGGCCGACGTCTTCGGACAGGCCGATCTTCTTGGTCCCGGGCGTGCCAGCGCCCGGCGCGACGGTGGTGACCGTGTTGCCGTTGAGCGCGAGCTGGTACTGCTCGAGCGTGAGGTCGAGCATCGTCACGCCGAACATCAGGTCCTCTTCGGACAGGAACGCCTTGACCGGGCCGGAAGCGCCAGCGGTGCGGACCTTGTCGTAGGTCTTGCGGTGGGTGGTGGTAACGCCGCCCACTTCGTAGCTGTGATCGCCGTTGGTGCCGACCTTGGTCCAGCCCACGCCGGGGGCAGCACCGATGGCGGGGAAGGCGGTGCCGACCGGCCCGACCCACAGGGTCAGCGGGGCACCGATGATTTCGTAGGGCTTCATGGTCTTACTCCTCGATCTGGTTGAGAGCGTGCATCACTTGGAAGGACTGGAAATGGCGCGGCCACTCGGTCACCGGCTCGCGCGCGGCAAAGCTGCCGCTGGCGGTGTTGGCCCAGTGGATCAGGCAGCCGCCGTAAACGCCGCGGGTCAGGCGGCGCAGGGCGAGACCCGCTTCGCGGCTGACCAGGGCGGCTTCGCGCGGGGTCGCGCCGAAGCTGAAGACATCGACCCGCTGGGTATCGTGCTCGAGCGTGCTTTCGCCGGTCAGCGAAGTCCCGCCCGAAGCGCGGATGACGATCGCACCGCGCGGCATCCGGGCGGTCTCGTCCGGGTGCAGCTCGCCGCCGAAAATGCGGGTGCCGACCAGCGCGGCCACCGCCGGGATCGCCAGCAGGTAGGCGACCAGGCCGCCTTCCAGATCGGCCGCTTCGCTCATCGGCCTACCCCTGCGGTGCTTGAGGCCTCATCCATCGCTGAGGCCCCCTTCAGATGCGCCTGAGGTGCGCTCGAACGCCTTGCCGATCTTGGCCGCCAGCCCCGGATAGACCGCATCGGCAGCGGGGCGCAGGTAGGGGCGCGGCGGGATGGTGACGCTCTTGACGAAGCGGACCGAGCCGTCCGCCTGCGGGATCGCCAGCGCCTTGGCGCGCACCGGCACGATCACGCCGCCCAGCTCGTGGATCAGCGCGTAGCGGACATCGGTCGATCCCCAGGTGCCGACCACGCCCGAGCCGTCCACCTTGGCGATCTCGGCGATGTTGATCGACGCTTCGAGGCGGCCCTGCCGGTTCTGCCATTCGTGATTGCGGCGGGCGTGCTGGACCGCTTCGGACATCGTCGCATTGACGCCGAGGATCTGCGCCTTGCGCATCCGTTCGGTGAGCGCGGCACCATCCCAGCGGAGCGATTGGCTGCTCATCACCCGATCCTCTGGAGCGCGGCTTCGCGGTGGGTGTGCTTGAACTGGACCGGGCCTTCGACCTTCAGCCGCCCGGTGATCAGCACCCGGCCGAGGCGGTCCATCACGCTGGTGATCTCGTCGCCTTCGGCCAGATCGGCGACGTGGTGGATCATCACCCGCAGATCCTCGATCATCGCGGTCTTGGCCCCGTCCACCAGCTCGCGGCTGCTCTTCGAGTAGACGAAGCAGGGCAGCGCGTTGTGGAGCACGGTGAAGGCAGGCGCGACCGGGTTGCCCCAGCTGTCGGTGCCGGTCGCGGTGTTGCGCTCCACCCGGGCGAGCATCGTCAGGCGGCCGGCGATCACTTCACCACCTCGGCGCGAAAGGCGAACTTCGCCATCCAGCTGGTCGCCCGGCAGGGGATCAACCCCGCCAGCAGCACCAGCGGCAGCAGCGCCGGGCGGATGGTGATCCGCACCTTGAGAAGACCGCAGATCATTCGCCCCACCAATCATTGCCGTAAAAGCGGGACATGATCCGCCGGTGCCGCCGCAGCGCGGCGCGTTGCTCAAGGCTGCGGATCAGATCGGCCAGGATGATCCCGCCGCACACCGCGAAGAAAATGATGATCGCGGTCACGCCAGCACCATCCCGCGCCGGTCTTCCAGCGTCTTCAGGATCGCCTCGCGATCGGCGGCGATGTCGCCGCTGAGGGTGAACTGGTAGTCGCCCGCCCGCTCGCTGCGCAGCGCGCCGCGGTAGGTGAGGTCGAGCGCGATCAGCTTGATCGTCACCTCCTCGCGCGCCGCGGCGAGGCCGAGGGGCGTGTAGGTGACGCGCACCAGCGGTGCCCAGTGGGTGCGGGCGTTCGGCCCGCCGGTCAGGCGCTGGAGGGTGCGGCCGCCGTGCAGCACGCGGAAATCGCCCGCCGCCAGCAGCTTCTCGTCGGCGGCGAGACCGGTGTTGCCGGGATCGATCTCGGTCACCGTGATCGGCTGCGCGGTGTCGGCCGGGCGGGTGAGCCGCAGGGTCTGCACCAGACGGTCAGCAGGATTGAGCGGATCGCCCAGCTCCACCGTCACCGCGCCGGCCGCACCGAAGCGCTGATCGAGATCGGCGGTGATGTCGGCGATCATCGCGGCGATTTCGCTGTCAGGCAGATCGGTGGGGACGCGCAGTTTGACGCGATCGAGCAGAGCCATCTCAGGCGGCCTCCCGGCTTTCGACCGCATCGGCGACGAAGTTGATCGCAGCGTCGGCGGCGTCATCGGCCAGCGCCGCGTCCAGCGGCATCTCCGCGACCAGCAGATCGAACCCGGCGCTCACGGTGAACGCCTGTTCGAAATGCGGGGGAAGTTGGGCGATTTCGGTGAACTCCGCCCCGAAGACCGGATCGGCCTCGCGGGGGTAGGAGAGCACGATCGCGGGTGCTTCCTCGGTGATGACGCGGACGCGGGTGGCCATCGATCAGGCGTCCTTGGTCTGCGCCGCGCCCTTGGGCTTGGTCCGGGCGGCAGCCTTGGGCTTGGTCTCGGCCTGCGCCTTGGCGGCGGCTTCAGCGGCTTCCTTGGCAGCCTGTTCGGCGGCGGCCTTCTCGGCAGCTTCAGCTTCGGCGGCGGCAGCCTCGTGCTGGGCCTTCAGCGCAGCTTCGGCATCGGCAGCGGCCTGCTGTTCGGCAGCGATCCGCTGCGCTTCGGCGGCGGCAACAGCTTCGGCATCGAAGCCCGGCAGCGCGCCGTCGACCAGGCCGAAGCGTTCGTGCACGTCGGGCAGGATTTCGTCGCCCTCGCCGCAGAACAGGAAGGCGGCGCGTTCATCGCCCTCGGCAACCAGCTGCGACTTGTCGGCGGTGAGGTAGAGCCGCTGGGCGGCGATCACATTCTGGGACATGGGTTGGTGCTCCTGATGAAAACGGATCAAAGCCACGCGATCACTGGCCGCGCAGCCAGGTGACGACGAGCCAGCTGCCGGTGGTGGCCACGCTCGCAATCGCGATCTGCCCTTCGGTCCCGGCCGGGATCGAGGCGTTGGCGAAGCGATCGGTGCGGGCCAGCGCGCTGGTCATCTGGACGACGCTGACCAGCTGATCGCCGGCGCGGATGCCGGGGCACGGCAGATTGCCGATCGCGCCGCCGGGGATGACGGCAGAGGCGACCGTGCGCGGAAAGCCTGACTGGGTGACGGACATGGGTAACTCTCCTGAAGGGGCTTGCCGGGCGGCTCGATCGGGGAAGGAGCTGCCGGGAAAGCCGGGGCCGGTCGGGTTTGCCTGGAGGGGGGCGACCGGCCCCGGGTGGGTCGCAGCCGGGGGGATCATCCCGGCTGCGGGAGAGGCGATTAGGCGTTGAGGCCGGTGGCGGTGCAGAAGGCCGCCGGGCGGAACACCGCCAGCGCGGCGCGCATGTCCGCGCGCATGGTGCGCAGACCCTGCGTGAACTGGGTGCCGACATAGCCCATCTGGATGTCGAGACCGCGCCGTTCGAACAGCATGATCCAGCTCGGATCGAACGCGCCGATCAGGCCGGTGCCTTCAGCGATCGCATCGTTCATCACCACCGGCAGCCCCCAAAGGCGCATCGGGCCAGCTTCAAGCGGCGAGCCGTAGATGTAGATCCCGTCGGCGGTGCGGGTCAGGCGGATGCGCTGGAAATCGCGCGGATGCAGCACGATGTGCGTCGCCATCGCGCGACCGACCAGATAGACGTTGATGATCGCCTTGTAGATCGCGTCCATGATCGGGTCCGCCCCCTTGGCCTGCGTCTGGATGCCAGCGGTGTTGAGGATGCCGCGCAGGTTGGGCGCGGTGCCGTTCCCGATCAGCGCCTGACTGTCGAGCCGCTGGCGCACACCAAAGCCAAGGCGGCCGTTGATGTAGCTTTCCACCAGCGCCACGTCCTCCAGCTGCTCGTCGGTCACCGGCAGACTGTCGCCGATCTTGACCACCGGCACGCTCTGCTGGCTGAAGGCGAAGGTGCTTTCCGAATAGGCCGCGCCTTCCGCAGTTTCGGCCGCGGCGTGGGTGCGGGTGGTTTCCACCATGAACGGCACCGCCGCCTGACCGGTGCGCCCCATCGGCAGGATGTCGAGCAGCTGGAGCGGGCGGGTCACCGCATCGACGAAGCCGGGCAAGCGCAGGCTTTCCGGCGCGAAACCGGCGGTGGTGCTCATCAGCGCCTTGCGGCCGATGGTTTCGAACTGCGCGGTCTTGGCGAGAAAATCGGAGCCCAGCACGTCCTCGAACGCGAAGTCGAAGCCCTGCGGACACCCGCGCGCCTGCCAGTCCTTGAAGCTCTTGGCCTCGGTCAGGCGCTCACCGAACGACTTGAACTGATCGGTGTTGGCAGGCTGGCCGCCCGTGCCGGGGTGGATGAACCCGGGGCGCGCCTTGCCCAGCTGTTCAAGCCGGTCGGCCGCGTTCTTGATGGTCTGCAGCCCGACGACGTGATCGGCGATCTCGTCCAGCTCGGCGTTGCGCTTCTTGACCTCGGCAACCAGATCGTCCGAATTCTTGAGGCTGACGCCGGGAACGGTGACCTTGGTGGCATCAAGCGTGCCGTCGGCCAGCTCGGCCTGATTGAGAATATCGCGAAGCTCCTGCGACTTCGCCTGCATCTTTTCCTGCGCCTTATCGAGCGGGAGGGTCTTGATATCGGACATCGTGTTTTCTCCACTGGTCCGGGCCGGGGGCGAAAGTGCCGCGGCCCGGTTGAAACCGGTGGAGACCTATTGGCGGCACAAACGCGCCCGCTCGCCCCGGAACACGTTCCGGCGCCTGGGGATTGCCGCCGATGTGGAGATGTCTGCTGCCTAGCGGTTCGATCACGATTCGGCAATTGGCGCAGCCGCTGCTAAAGTGCCGGGATGCTCTTCACCCTCGCCGCCGCTGCCGCGATCGCTGCCTGTCCGCCTCCCGGTGAAGGGAAGCGTCACCACTGCGTCCATGATGGCGACACGCTGTGGTGGGAAGGCGTGAAATACCGCCTCGCCGATATCGACACGCCCGAACTGGATGGCCGCTGCCCACGCGAACGCGATCTTGCGCTGGCCGCGCGGGACCGGCTGATCGTGCTGCTCAACGCGGGGCCGGTCACGATTGAGCGGGACGGGTTCGATTTCTACCGCCGCCCGCTCGCCCGGTTCGGCCGCACGGGCGAGCAGCTGCTGCGCGAAGGATTGGCCACCCGCTGGCCGCGCCGCCGCGACTGGTGCGCCGGAACCCGGTGACCCCGCCCCTCAAAACCCCCTTAGCGGCGATTTAAGAGGCCATAAGAGGCCTGCCCGCCGATTTTTGGCGGGGGACGGGCCTCGAAGCGATCCTGAGGCATTTCTGGGCCTCCTGCCGCAATGTTGCCTGAAGAAGGTCGGCGGGCTTCTAGAGCAGGCCGACCTTGGCCCGCGCATCGCGGGTTTCGTGCCGCGCGATTTCGTTCCGGATCGCTTCGATGGCCTTCTCCTCGGCGTCCGGGTCCGCCGGGTTGAGCGCTTCGCCGATCGCGACGTGGATCTGCTCGAGCTGCTTGCGCCCGGTCGCGGTCAGCGCCTGCGGATCGCCCGCCAGCGCCGTGGCCAGCTCGCCTAGACTGCCGATCAGCGGGGCGAAGGCGGTCTCCTTCAGCTCCTTCATGCTCAGCGTCCGGGTGCCGCGCCCCGCGCCGCGGATCACGGTGGAGGTTTCGTGAACGTCGAGCTGCTTGAGGATCCGCACCCGATTATCGCCGCGCACCTGAAAGTCGGCATCGATCACGTCGAACCCGTAGGAATATTCCTGCACCGGTTTACCCTTGGCCAGATCGAACAGCAGTGCCGCGTGCCAATCCCTGCCCACCTGCGCTTCCAGATTGAGGTGCAGCTCGGCATAGGCGATGTCGCCTTCCTCATAGACCCGCGCCTTGCCGTACGGCATCTGGTAGCGATCGTGGTGGTGGATCAGCGGACACCACTGCTCGCCGCCCTCCTTCCAGCTGAAGGCCCCCGGCGCGTAGGTATCGCCATCGTGGTCGACCTCGGACAGGCGGGCGAGGATCGCGAGGCCCTTGCCCGCTTCGCCCATCTCGGTGACGGTCATCATCTTGGTCTGCATCGGACTGGTCCTCAAAGGCTGAAGTGGGGGACGAAGGAAAGCGTGCAGTTGGGGCGCATGTTGTCGGCCATGATCCGGGCGTCTTCGGCCGACACGATCTTGCCGTTGCGCGCGATGTGGCTGAGCTCGGAGCGCGGCTCGCCGAAGATCCCGTCGAACACCACGAGCTCCTCGGCCCCGGCCGCGCGCGCCGTCTCGAGCACCGACCGGTTCTGCGCGAACTGGGTTTCGGTGCGGGCGATCACGCGCGCCCTGGTCTCGGGGTTGTTCCACTGCCCGCCTTCGACCTGGTTGGCGATGCGGTTGGCGAGCGCGAGGATGCCGTCCCCTTCCGCGATCCCGGCGCGCAGCGCGTCGAAGATCGCCTGCCGCGTTTGCGCCGGCACATCGACCAGCCCGGCGCGGGTGCCGCCGGTGGCGATGATCTCGCGCATCACCGGATCGGGCAGGCCGGTACCGAAGCCCGCTTCCTGCAGGGTCGCGGCGGTCTTGCGCGCGATCGCGAGGTACTGCGCCTGATAGCGGGACGAGAGGCCCTGCTCCCACGCCTCGAGGTTGAGCAGGTCGATGATCTGCTGGATCAGCGCGGGATCGGGGTCTTCCTTCACCTCGCTCTTCTCGCCCTTGAAGCCGCGCGCCCTGAGGACGTCGGCCGAGATCCTGCTGGCGGTGTCGCCCCACCCGGAAAACAGCTCCATCAGGCTGGCAGCGAAGGGGCCGGTCTGGGCCTCGGCCTCGCGGTTGAGCAGGATCACCAGCGGCTCGGCCCGGGCGAGGGTCTCGGGCTCGGCGTCGCGCGCGTCGGCGGGGAGGTAGGTTTCGAGCGGGTTGGCCATCTTGCCTTCCGGCTTCGGCAGCGCCTTGGCGGGCGGCGGCAGCTGAGGATCGGCGGTGGGATCGACAGCCGGATCAGCCGGGGCCGGGATCGCCGCCGGCCGCATCGCGCGCGGCTTGCCTGCCTCGGCCAGCGGCACTTCCATCAGCGCGATCGGGCGCAGGTAATATTTGTGGCTCTCGTCCGCCTCGCGCCCGGTTTCGGTGAGGTAATCGTAAAGCGTGATCGCCCCGGCCTGCAGCTCCTTCAGCTTGCGCTCGGTGGTGCGGTTCTCGTCCTCCTGCAGGGCGAGCACCTCGTCGGTGTCCCAGTAGAGCTCGAGGCGGCGGCGATCGCCCGCGCGCTGGAAGTCCGGCAGCAGGCTGCGCTGCAGCTCGTCGATCAGCGCGCGGCCGAGCGGCAGCACGCCGTTGTGCCAGGCGAGCTTGCGCATCTCCTCCATCGTCGCGCCGACCTTGGTCGACTGGAGGCCCGCGCCGAAGCCGACGACGGCGGCCGGGATGCCGAGCGCGGCGCAGACGCGTTCCTCGGCGACGTCTCGCGCGCCGCTCAGCTCCATCTGCTGGGGGTTGAAGCCGTATTGGCTCACCTCGGTGGGCGCGCCCATCACCAGCGTGCCGCCGCGGCCGTCACCGGTGAAGGTCTGCTGGAACCACGTCTTGGTCGCCTCGACATCCTCAGGGGTCGGCATCGCCCCACCCTTGGGGCTGATGACGACGCCGGGCACGCCCATGTTGCGCAGGAGCGAGGCGACGAAGTTGCTGCTTTCGATGTCGGCGAAGATCTCGCGGATCACGCCCTGCAGCGGTGAGAGCCCCCGGCGCAGATCGCGCGGGTTGAGCCCGTGGCGGAAGTGGATGACGTCGTCGGGATCGAGGTAAATCCGACCGAACCCGGTGCCCGGCGAATATTCGTAGTGCGACAGGAACTCGGTGCCATCCAGCCCCGCCTTGGGCTCCATCATCCAGTGCGGGACATACCACAGCTCAACCGGGATGCCGGCGTTGTTGCGGACCTTGATCCAGTAGGCATCGCCGCCGGTGCAGTAACTCAGGATCGCACCGCCCCACAGCGCGATATCGCCGTAGAACGGGTTCGGGTTGCGGATCAGCTCAAGCAGCGGGTGCTCCTCGACCCGCTCCATCTTGCCGCCCTGCTGGCGATCGCGCATCGCCAGCGTCGCCTCGGGCAGCGCGCGCTGGAGCCACTGGATCGGCGCCATCACCACGCTCGCATCGAGCATGTCGCCGACCTCGCGGGCATAGTTGAACCGGGTGCGCTTCAAGAGCCCGCCCCAGAACAGCGACTGCGCGGCGTGGCGCATCGTGGTCAGCGAGGTGGTGACGCGGGCGAGCGCCTTGGTGAGGAAGTTGCCGGTGCTCATGCGAGGACATCCTTCAGCAGCGCGATCTGGTTGGCGGAAAGGGTGATCTTCTGCTCGGTGAAGGTGCGCCCGGTCTGCCGGATGATGAGCGCGCCGCCTTCGACCTTCACGATCGTGAAGTCGGAGAAGGCGTTCTGGCCGAGGTTATGCGTGCCCACCTTCATGCCGGTATCCAGTCTGCATCGAGGTCGAGGACGTCGGGCGCGCGGCGATTGTCGGCCACTGGCCGCCAGGGCGCGGCGTTCGCATCGCTGCCGGCGTGGATCGCCAGCGCCAGCGCCCAGAAGCGGTCGGCGTGGCCATCAGGCGTCCGCTCGGCGGTGAAGCGGATGTTGCCTGCGCCGGTCACCTGCTTGGTGACGCTGCGCAGATCGCTGCGGATCTTGCCATCGTGCGGGATGCGCAAGCGGCGGTCCTCCATCGTCCCGCGCACCGGGTAGGCGAGCGCCTCCTTCGACTGCGCGGTGAAGTTGACCGCCTCGATCCGGTACTTGCCGAACTTCGCCTGCCAATCGTCGACCCAGCCAATGCCGAGGCCGGTGTTGTCGACCGCCACGCGGCCGCCGCTTGCCAGCACCAGCTCGATCCACGGCCAGATGATCTTGTCCTGCTCCGGCTTGGTTAGGCCCTGGAGCGTCACCAGCTCGCGGGTGTAGAAAACATCACCGAGCTTCTCCAGCAGCCAGAGGACGGTGAGGTCCTTCTTGCGGCCGAGGTCGATCCCGGCGAACAGCGTGCCGCCTTCGGTTTGCTTCCAGTTGGTGCCCTCAGCGTATTCACAGCGGGCGATCAGGTCGTATTCGAGGAACGCCGCATCATCATCGGCCGGGCGGCACATATATTCTTGCTGGAAGCTCTCCTCGTCGGCCGCGCCCGATCGGATGAAGTCGAAATAGGCGGCCTCGTCCATCGCCTGCCGCTCGTCATCGGCGGCGAGGTACTGCTGCAGCTTCCAGAGGAACCCCTGATCGAGCGCGTCCTGCAGGGTGACGGTGTGCAGGCTGATGCCCTTGGGATTGCCCTGCTCCTTCACCTCGCGCACCAGACCGTTGAAGAAATTCTGGCTGCCGCGGTGGGTGCTGACCAGCTCCATCGCCCCGCCCCAGGTGATCCCCGGGTAGGCAATCGCCCAGAGCTTGCGCGGATCGGGGTGGAGCGCGAACTCGTCAAGAATGCGCCCGCCGCGCTTACCGGCCTGCGCGTTGGGGTTGGATGACATCGAATTGATCCGCCGCCCGCTGGCGAAGCGCAGGACGTAGGCGGTCTGCCGGTCGCGCGGGTCGAGCAGCTGCTCGCCAAGATCCTCGGCCGCGATCGTCGCCTGCCCCGCCCAGAACTTGCAGTCCTCAAGGAACAGCTGCGCCTGAATATCGTCGCGGCTGCTGACCCACTGGTCAAACCGCGCGCCGACCAGCGCGGTGCGCGAGACGGCGGCGTAGGCGGTCGCCCAGCTGATCCCGATCTGGCGCGACTTTTCCATCAGCTTCAGCCGCGAATCGTCCTCGATCCAGCGCGCCTGAAACGGCAGGAACACCGCGCCCGGGTTGGCGGGGATCGAGCGGGCGTTACCCATCAGCCCGCCCCCTGCGTCATTGCCTTGGTGATCTTGGCCATCGCCTCGGGCGAGACGCCCGCGCGCTTGCCGATCTCGCCGGCATCCTTCGCCGCCTGGGCCAGACGCGCCTGCAGCTCCTTCTCGAGCCGCTCGCGGTACTCGGCCGAGGTCTTCTGGGCGCTGACCGCCGCCTGCAGCGCGCGGCTCAGCTCCATGATACCCTTGGTCGAAACGTCGCCTTCCTCGAGGATTTCGAACGCCGCCACCTTCAGCAGCTCGGCCACCGCGACGGTGACCTCGTCCGGGGCCTTGGCGTCCATCGTCCGGGCCAGCTCGCCGCCCATCCGCTGGATCTCGTCAAGGCGGCGGAACTGGATCGCCTTGCGCACGGCGTAGCGGCCCCAGGCGCTCTTGCTGACGGGTGCGAGGCCAACGTCGGCGAGCCGCTCGTTGAACTCGGCGAGGATCACCGCGCTCGGCAGCTTGCGCTCGCGCAGCTGCTCGTTGGCCCAGACGATCGCGGCCTCGGCCTCATCGGGCAGCATGTCGATCGACGACAGGTGCCCGCGGCCTTCCTTGCGCTTGCGCACCCGGGGCATCTCAGCGCGCCTCGGCCGGGCGCATCACGCTCTCGATGATGGTCCGCTCTTCCAGATGATCGCGGCCGGCGGGCGCGAGGCGCGCGAATAGCACGTCCTCGGCCTCGCTCACGGTCACCGCGCCCAGACCTTCGAGCTTGCGCATCTGGGTCCTGATCCAGTCCCGGTCGCGGCGGTAGCCGTAATAATCGAGCGTCCGCTTCAGCAGCACGTCGGACAGGCTGCCGTCGGTCTGGTCGGCCAGCACCCGCAGGATGCGCAGCCGCGCCTCGCGGGCGATGGCTTCGGCAAGATCGGCTTTGAGGCTCACTTCTCCATCCCCTTCGGAACGACGACGGACATGATCAGGCGCACCTGCTCGGCGATCTGCTGGACGGTGGCGGCGGTCGCGGCCGAGGTGGCGGCGTGCTCACCCTGCTTGTCGGACAGCGCGCGCTGGCGGCTTTCGATGTCGGCCTGCGCCTTGGCGAGCCGGTCGATCGCTTTCTCGATCCGCTTGATGTCGGCCGCGCCGATGGCGTCCCGTTCGACCGCCTCGAGCCGGGTCTCGATCTCGTCGACCTTGCCTTCCACGCCCGCGATCTTGGTGCCGATCGTGTTGTTCATCGCCTTGAGCTCGCCGGACAGGGCGGTCAGCTTCTTGTCGAGCCCGCCGGTGCCCACCGGGTTGCGCGCGCCGCCGCGCCAGATCGCCGCGCCGATGCCGACGACGATGACAAGGATGATCAGCAGCTCGAGGATGTTGCCGGGGCTCACGCGTCAGGTCCTTTGATTGAATTGGCCGCCCGTTCGAAAGCGCGGCGGACAAGGTCCTTCACCTGCTCACCGAACAGCTCGAGGAGGGAGTAGCCCGAGAAACCGAGCCCGATCGAAACGACAAAGGCGAACAGCCACCCGGGGCGGCTTTCGATGATCCACAGCTGGACCGTCACCAGCAGGATGAAGCTCACCAGCAGCCGCAGCGGCCAGCCCAGCTGCGCCTCGCTGCGGACGGTGAAGGGCCGCGCGGCGATGATGCCGATGAGGCCGAGGATGCAGGTCACCACCGGGATCGGCAGGCCGGCCAGATCGATCAGGAACCGGTCGCCCAGCGGCGTGCGCGCATCGGGCACCACGATCGAGACCGCGACCATCGGCAGCCACACGCTGAGGAACTTGGTGAAGGAGAGCGGCTCGGTCACTTACCCGCTTCCTTCGCCGACTGGCAATCGAAGCAGCGCCGGGCCGAGGGCAGTGCGATCCGGCGCGCTTCCTCGATCCGTTCACCGCAGGCGATGCAGAACTCCTCGCCCAGCCCGGTCAGGCTGGTCTGGATGCGCGCCACCGCGGCGTCGCGCTGGCGCTGCTCGAACTCGAGCGCGCGCTCGATCGCTCTTTCGCCCAGATCCATCACCGGCTCCCTTCGGGCGCGAAGCGGACGAGGCTCTGGTCGATCGCCCAGTCGATCAGGCGATCGTGGCGGTGCGCATCCTCGCTGGCGCGCTGCGCCTGATCGATGGTGAGGCAGACGAAGCCCGCGGGGCAGGTCAGGTTTCCGGGGGCGCGAAGATCTTCGTCTCCGGGCGCACCAGCAGCTCGGCCGGGGGCCGCGCCGGGGCCGGGCAGACCAGCTGGGTCGGCACGGCCGGGATCGGTTCGGGCGGCGTCTCGCGCCCGCAGGATGCCAGCAGGATTGCCAGCGCCACCAGCGCGCAGGCGATCGAACCGCGCACGAAGAAGGGCCAGATCACTTCGGTGAGCAGCAAGTGTCGCATCGGTGATTTCCTCCTGTTCGGCGGTGACGCGGGCGACGTTGGCCTCGGCATCCGCCTGCGCCTTGGCGGCGGCGTCGATGTAATTGCTGATGGTGCCGAGATGGGCGAGCTGGCTGGCTTCGAGCTGGGCCGCGGTCTCCCGCCAAGCGTTGCGCGCGTGGGGCGTGATCAGGAAGACGTGGACCGCCCACATCGCCGCGCAGACCAAGAGCGGCCCGTTGCGCCAGTCGCTGAAGACCCACTTAGCCGCAGCTGAGAGGCCCTTCAGGACCTCCTCGAGCACGCCCGAAAACAGCAGCCGGATCGCCGCCCAGATCGCGCCGAACGGGATCATGCCGCCCCCGCGTTCTTCGCCAGCGCGGCGCGGACCTCGTCGCGGATGTCGATCAGGCGCGCGCTCGACCAGTCGATCGTGCCGTTCGGGCGCACCCGCTCGTAGAAGGTGACGACGCCGTCACCGGACCAACGTCCGTCGAAGAACAGATCGCGCTCGGCCTTGCGGCGGGCGATGATCTCGCGAGGGCGCGAGTAATTCATGAAGTCGAGCCACGCCTGCTCGCGCTTGCCGGCAAGGAACGCCTTGACCCAGTCGGCCCGACCGATTGCGCCGGTGTTCCAGTGGAAGGAGAGCGCGGCGGTCAGCTGCTCTTCGGTCAGCGTGCGACCCTTGAAGGCGGCGAGGACGTCGGGGAGGTACACCTTGCGCAGCAGCCACTCGTAGACCTCGATCGCGCGAACCACGGTGGAGCGCTTGCCCTTGTAGCGCCCCACCTTGTGCCCGCTCTTGTCGGTGACGCCGAAGCCCCACGTCCAAACCCCGACGCTGTCGAGATAGGCTTCGAGCACAAGGCCCTCGTGCTCGGCGATCTCGAGCAGCATCTTTTCGGAGAGGAGTGCGGTCGTCATGGGACCGCTGGATGGGGGAAATCAGGGTTGGCCGCGCCCCGGAACGGGTTCCGGCCCCAAGGCCTTTTCAGTCACCGAAGAGGCTGCCCTGCCGCGAATCGCGCGCCGCCTTGAGCTTGGCGCGGCGCTTGCGGACGCCGCGATCCGTGTATCCGCAGGCGCGGGCAATGTCACGTTCCGAGCGTCCGGCGAGGATCATCGCATCGATCCGGGCGCGCTGGCTGGCGACGAAGCCGGTGTCGCCGAGCGGGATATCGACCCGCGCGCCGAGGATGCCGGCAGTGAAGTGATCGCCGATCAGCCGCGCCGCTTCCTGCCCGACGAGCTTCGAGAGCCAGTGATCGGGGCCGGGCCGCGGCGGGATGTAGACCCGCGTCCCGCCGACCGCCGCCGCCACGCGCCGCGCCGCCTCATCCCCCGCGATGCGGGCAATGTCCTCGAGCACCTGAGGCAGCGGGGCGGCGGGGGCGGTCACTGGCTGTCGATCTGCTCCGCAGGCGCGCCGGAGATCACCGCTTGGGCGAGCGGCAGCGGGTGGCCGCAGTGCGAGCACTCGGCGGAGAGACGGCCGACGATCCAGCCCTTGTTGCCGCACTGCGGGCAGCGGTTGGTTTCGCCCTCGTGGTAGCAGAGCGGCGCGGGGCGATGCGTAAGGTGGAAGCGCACGAGGCTGGACAGGGCGTTCATGCGGCCTCTCCTTCATCCTGCACAAGCAGGGCGACGCAGATTTTCACCTTCCGCCCCCGGAACGTGCTGCTGAGGACCTTGTCGTTCGGGATCGAGATCTGAGCGACGTTGCCGGCGTCGATCATTTGGTCCAGCAAACTGATGATGCTGTCGGCAGGGAAGGATGCCGTCACCATGAGCTGCGAAAAATCAGGATTGTCGCTCATTCCCCACCTCCCGCTGCGCGCAGCTTTTTGCCCAGGGCGCTGGCGATCGCGTCGTAGCCTTCCGACGTGACGGGACCGGTCGCGCCGGGCTCGATCCCGCAGAGGCGGAACGCGGCGTCGTTGAGGGTCCAGCCTTCGGGCACGATCCCGCCCGCCTTCAGCTTGTCGAGGATCGCGAGGCAGAGGTTCTCCTTCAGCCGCATCACCGTCCAGGCGTGGCCGTGCCGGTCGACCTGCGCCCAGCCATGCCGCAGCGCCATCGCCTTCAGCGCCTCGATCAGCTTGAAGCCCTGCGACTGGTCGGCCCAGACGAGCCGCTCGCACTTGAGCTGCCGCTTGGCGAAGCTCTCCAGCGCCTTCTCGTTCGGGCTCTCGACCGCGCCGAGGTGGTAGAGGCTGATCCACAAGGCGCGCGCCTTGCGGGCGACGGGATGCTGCGCCGGGCGGGTGCTCTGGGCGTTCTTGCTGATCGGCTTGAAGCCGATGTCGGACAGGCGCTTCAGCACCCGCTCAAGCTCGGCCTCGGTGCAATCGCCCGCGCTGGTCCTGCCGGCAGCGTCGAGCAGGATCTGGCGATAATCGTCATCGGCCAGCTGGAGCTGGTTCTTAGCGACATGGATCTTCGCCAGCATCGCGCGGCGATGGCTGGCCGACCGGTCGAACCGCGCCGGGGCGGCGTTGGTGTGAAGAGCAAGGGACATCAGGCGTCTCCTGTGATTGCGGCAATGCCGACGGCGAGGATGGCGAAGCCGGTCAGCGCGATGACGGCGGCGAGGCTGTCGGTGCGCGAGGCTCCGGCCCCGTTCACCGCGTCGTTCTGGCGCGCGATGTGGCGGCAGAGGTCGATGAGGTAGGTCACGCCTTGATCCACCGCGTGGTGCGCTCGCTCTGGGCGTCGCGCAGGTCGCCGATCGAAAGGCCGCGATCATCCGCCGCGGCCAACATCGATGCCGCTTCGACCAGCTGCTTGCATTCGCGCAGGCCCCCGCTGTCGGGCGTGGTGGCGATGGTGACGAGGTAGCGGCGGATGTCCGGCTGCTCGATCCCCCACTTGTCGCAGAAGGCAGTCACATCCTCGGGCTCGGGCGTGCGCTGCTCGTGCATGTTGGCGATGCGGGACAGGAGGCGCGCCAGCTGGTCGCGCTTGCGCCCGGTCTTGATCGACTGGACCAGCTCCTCGTTGCCCAGCAGGCAGACGCCGACGCCGGTGATGTCGTGCCAGTAACGCAGCTCCTCGATCGCCTCGAGGCTGAGCCAGTTGGCCTCGTCCACCACCAGCAGGCCGCGCCGCCCCGTCATCCTCGTCACCACCAGCGCCGAGGCGTCGGCAGTGGAGAGGCGGCGCGGCTCGACGCCGAGCGCCTTCTGGACCTCGCGGATCATCGAATGCAGGCTGTTCGAGGAAGGCTTCATCGTCGCCTTCCAGACCGGCCCCGCACGCTCGGAATATTCGTCGATCGTCATCGTCTTGCCGGTGCCGGGGCCGGTGCCGATCACGGTGATCCGGCCCGAATGCGCGATCTCGAGCAGCTCCATCATCCGCAAGGAGGTGCGGGTGTCGAAATAGCCCGGGTTCGCCGGCAGCTTGTCCTGGCGCATCGCCTGCGCCTCGACCGATTGCTTGAACTGCAGCACCTTGCGCGCGACGTTCGATCCGCCGTCCTTCGCGCCGTAGGTGCCGGCAGCAAAGGTGCTGATCGTGCCGAGCGCGATGCCGGTTTCCTTGGCCAGCTGGCTCCACGACATCGGCGGCTCGCTGAGCTCCCGATAGCCGTTGAGCCAGAGCCGCATCTCCTCGACGTCGACCGGCAGGTCCTTCACGTTGATCATGATCCCTTTTCCTCCTTGGGGTCTCAGTTATTCGCGGCCGCGAGCTTCTGGCGGCCGAGGCGCTGCCGCTCGAGCACGGTCAGGGGCGCGCCCTTCCCGGCCTCGGCGGCGGACTTGGTGGCATCCGCCTGCGCGGTCGCGGCGGCGTGGCGGACCGGGCGGACGACGCTCGGTTCGGGGGTGACAACAGGGCGCGGGCCTGCCTGCAGCGCGGCGACTTCCTCGGGGCTGAGCAGCCGCTCGGCCGCTTCCAGCTCTTTCGCGTGGCGCTTGACGTTGGCGTGGCGCTTGGCGGTCTCCTTCGCCCCGGCGCTGGTGCCGAACCCGGTGTCCGCGAGCAGCATCGCTTCCATCAGGTAGCGGCCCTGCACGTCGTAGAGGTGGACCGAGGTGTGCAGGTTGTCGGGATCGAAGCGCACCGTCACCCGCTCGCCGCGGTGGGCGAACATCTGCGGGTGCCAGTAACGGTTGCCCTCCAGCTCGAGCACGCCGGTCTGGCGATTGATCAGCTTCTGATCGGCGGCGAGCAGCGCCATCCGCAGCACCGCCGGATCGACCACCTTCTGGATCGGGGCGACGGCGTAGCTGGCGGCGAAAACCTCGTCGAAGCTGCGCCCTTGCGCGGTTTCGGTGCGGCGTCCGGTCTGGGCGTTGTGATCGGCGAGCCCTTCGGCCACCACCGCGCAGAACCGGTCCCATTCGATCGCGCGCGATCCGTAATTCTCCGGCTTCGCCATCGGGCTGTTGCCGGTGTAGGCCCCTTCGAACGCCGGATGCTTGGCGATGGAATCGCACAGATCGCGGAAGGCGCGTTCGATCGGCTTGGACTGGCCGCGGTAGGGGATCGTGAAGTGGGTCTTCACCCCCAGCCCGGGCAGCAGGCCCATCGGCTCCTCATCGCGCACCTTGAAGCGGAAACGGGTTCTGGTGCCGCCGGTGATCCACTTGCTGGCAAAGGCGCGGCCGTTATCGAGCACCACGTGGCCGGGGATACCCCAATCGCGGAACAGATCGGCGAAGGCGAGGCGGGTCAGGACCGCGCTTTCCTCGGTTCCGATCCGGTGGGCCAGCATCTTGCGGCTGAAGACGTCCTGGATCGCCACCATCATCGGGCGCACGATCCGCCCGTCCGGGGTGCGCACGAAGACATCGAACTTGTGCCCGTCCACGTTGACCCACTCCATCGCCTGCAATTCGGCGACGGTGCGGCGGTTGGCCGGGACCGCGCGGCGCAGCGCCTCAGTCCCCTCGCGGCGGAGCATCAGCACTTCGGCCGGGATGTCGCGTTCCACGCGCCGTCTGAAGGTGCGCTCAGAGGGCATTGAGACGCCCATCTGGGCCGCGATCTTGCCGACCCGGCGGCAGACGCTGGTGAGGGTCGGCTTGGAGAGGCGCAGGTAATCGGCCTTGAAGGCTTCCCACAGCTCCTCGTGGATCTCCACCTCGGCCCCGCCGCCCTTGCGGCGCGGGGCGAGCGCGGGGAGCCAGTCGGCGCGCGGCAGGCCATCGATCAGGCGCAGCCAGGTGAAGATCGTCGATGCGCCCACCTTGTGCTGCGCAGCGGTGATCGGGACGGCGGCGGAAATCTTGGTGCCCGCCTCTACCAGCAGCTGGATTTCGGTGACGATCGCGAGGCGGCGTGTCGCCTCGGCCTTCACGCGCGCGGACTGCGAATCGTACCAGCTCCAGGCGGTGGTCTGCGCCGACGGCTCGGCCGGGGCGGTGCGCATGATGCCGCGCCGGGCGAGCTCGATGCGCGCCTCGCCGGGCAGCAGGCTGGCGTGGAATTCGACCCCGCCGCCCCTGCCCTTGCGGGTCCGCACCAGCAGGCGGTTATCCGGGCCAAGGCGCGAGGCCCAGCGTTCGGCATCGGCGCGCCGGTTGATCCCGCGCTTGTCGGCGGGCAGGCCGGGCAGCGCGAGCTCCGCCAGCTCGGCCGCGGTGAACCACGTGTCGGCTTCCAGCGGGATCAGGGTTGCGGCTCTGCTGGCCATTTATTGTTCACCTTCCCGGATCGGATTGGCTTCGCTGCGCAGGCGGCGGCGCTCGTCCTGCAGCTGGTTCATCAGGGCTTCGATCTGGCCGAGGCGCGCGGTCTTCACCTCGTCCCCCACCAGCAGCGCAGCACCCATCTTGCGGACGATCGGATCGAACAGATCGGCGCGGTCGGTCACCACCAGCAGCGCGATCAGGCGCGAGGCCGGGACCTTGTGATCGGGCCGCGCGCCGCTGGCGTAGGCATCGAGCATCGCCTTGCTGACCGTGTCGTTGAGCACCGCGCTCATCGCGCCCGCGATCTCTTCCCGCGAGCGCGGATCGCTGGCGAGCACGGTGCCGACCAGCTCGGCAATCTGCCGCTCGAGCCCGGCGAGCTCCGCCACGCCCTTGGCAGGCGCAGGGGCCGCGAAGTCGAAGGGCAGCTGGTTGGGGTGGGGCTTAGCCTTGGGCAACGCTGCCCCCTGTCGCTGCGCTGCTTGAGGGCGCGCTCTCCCCGCCACCAGAGTTCCGGTTGCGATGCGGCGCGAGCCCGGTCTCGTGGAAATCCTTGGGCAGGATCGTGACGACGCGGTTCTCGTCGAGCACCACCCGCTGCCCGCCCGAGAGCCGGACGTAGCGCGCGCCAAAGTCGATCGCCGTGCGCACGGCGCGGCAATCGAGCGCGCGCCAGATCTCGCAGGCGGGCACATCGGCAACACGCTCGCGGTAACGCTTGATCGCGTGGAGGGTGAGGAAGACTTCAGGCATCGGTGCCTTCGCGGAACGGGAAGTGGACGTGATCCGGGAAGACCGGCGGCTTGCCCGCGCGCGGCGGCAGGCCGTGCGCTTCGAGGTAGGCGCGCACTTCCTGCTGCCAGACCTTCTGCGCCCAGCCATAATCCCAGCCCTTGCCGCGAAGGTGCTTGCGACGCTCATCGATCGTCGCGTCGGCGGGCAGCTCGGCAATCAGCTTGGCGATCCGCTCGCGGGCTTGGGCGCGCCAGAAGCTCATTGCGAGACCTTCCGCAGAGAGCAGAAGCGGCTCTTGCAGGTCTCCGCCTCGGTCTTGGTCACCCGCATCTCACACTGGTCGCACCACGCCTTGCCATCAGGGACGAGCCGATCGGGCTTGAAGGTGAACGGCTGCGGCGCTGCTTGCGACGGCACAGCAAGCGGAGGAGGCGGAGCAGGCGTGACCGGCTGCGGAGAACGCCCGTTGGCGATATCAAGCTCGCGCTTCAGGACCAGCGCGCTGGCGCGGCCGAAGCTCAGCTTGGGATCGTCGGCGCGCGCCCTCAGGATGAGGCCGCGCCATTGCGATTGCCCGCGGTGGCGAAGGAGCGAGACGAGGCCGACGGCGTCGCCATTGGCGCAAACCGCGACGATGCCCGGAAAGATCGTGCCAGCATACTGGATCACTTCGCCGTCGAAGGCGCGCGCGAGAATGCGAAGCGCCTGAACCGTGACCTCGGGGCCGTGCCGTCGCCACGCGCGCTCGATCCCGCCGATGTTGCCAACCATCCCCGGTTTCCACGCGACCGAGGTCAGATGCGGGGCGATGCTGAGCCCGGCGGCGGTGATCGCCTGCGCGATGGCGATCGCCTCTTCCTCACCACTGGCGATCGCGGCGCGAAAAAGCTCCAGCGCGCTAAGCGGGCGGCGATGCTGGTTGAGCTGGACGAAGCTCGCCGCCTTCTCCTCGGCCCCGTCGCACTCGACGAGCACGCACGGCAGGGCGTCGATATCGCCCCGGAGCCGAGCGGCCTCAAGCCGGTGCTGGCCATCGATCACAAACAGCGATGCGCCCTCGTCGCGCGCCGAAACCACGAGGGGTTGGCACAGGCCCCAATGCCAGCGCTGCGCGATCTCGCGGATCAGCTTCTGGCTGGCGCGATTCTCGATGCTGCGCTGGTAGCTCGGGTCGATCGACAACTCTTCGATCGGCACGACTTCGAGCGTCGGGATTACGCCGCGCTGCGGATCGAAGGTGCTGGTGTGCTCGCCCATCGCTCAGTCCCTCATCATCCAGCGGGCATCGAATTCGTCGAACCCCGGCGCGCGCGGCTGTCCGGTGGCGAGGCTCAGCGGCGGCAGGTCTGATCGCAGCCCGCGCCGCGCCATCTTCGCGCGGTGGCGCTCACGCGCTTCGACCGCCTTCATCCGGGCCTCAGCCTCGATCGGGGTGACGCCCAGCTCCATCGCCAGCAGCATCACCTTGCGGTGGTGGCGGTAGTATTCAGCCCTCGAAGCGAAACGCGGCATCAGCGGTGTCCTCCTGCCTTGCGAATCTTGGCGAGCAGCGTCTGCGATCCCCGGCGGATCAGCGCCTCGCGGTGGTGATCATGCGCGGGGTCGGCGTCGTACATCTGGATCAGGCGCTCAGCCCGGCGACGCGGGATGTTGAGATCGGCCGCGATCTCGGCGGCGGTCTGGCCAAGCTCAAAGCGGCTCAGCACCGCCTGCTCACCCGGGGTCATGCCGGGCATCAGCGGTGCCCTCCCGATTGCCGCACCAGCGCGCCGAGCCGCGCGGTCTGGCTGCGCAACTGCGCGTCGCGCCGCGCGTCCTGCGCGAGATTGACGGCGAAGCGCTGGATCATGTTCTGCACCGTCGCCCGGCGAAAACCGGTCGCGTGCACGATCTGGTCGATGCTCTCGCCCGCATCGTGGCGATCCAGCACAATCCGTTCGATCGGGTAGAGCGCTCTCCCCGATCCGCACGAAGTGCAGCGGCGCACCATCGGGCGCGCGCGGAATCGCAACCGGCCGCAGCAGCGTGATCCCGCGATGCTGCCCGTCATCCAGCGCGATCGCGCCGCTCGCCCGCAGCGCCAGAAGGATGCGCTGGATGTAGCTGGTGCTCTCGCGCGCGGTGGCGATCCCGTCCGCGATTTCGCGCTTGCTGGGCGGGATGCCGTTGCGTTCGATGTAGCCGGTGATGAAGCGCAGCGCGTCCTGCTGGCGCTGGGTCAGGCCAAAGCCGCGCGTGCCGCACCCATCCGAGCCGGACACCGGGATCAGGACCTCGATCGCGCGGGTGCGGCAGCGCAGCGTGCGGATCGCGCCGCGCTCGGCAAGCCCGGTCAGCAGCCTTGCTGAGGAAGCCTTGCTGCGCAAACCCAGACCTTCGGCGATCTCGCGGCGCGAGGGCGAAAAGCCCCTTTCGGCCTGGAACCGCGCGATAAAGCGCAGCGCGTCCAGCTGGCGCGGGGTCAGCCCGATCATCGCACCGCGCTCCTTGCGGTGCGGCGCAGCTGCTCGGTCAGCGCCGCGCGCTGCTGGATGCGGCGGATCGCGGGGAAGCGATCGAGCCCCGCCTCGCGCATCTCGCGCGCGATCGCCTCTTCTGATGGCAACCGGCTCACCACGGGCGCTCTCCCGTGAACAGGGCAATGAACGTGCCCAGCCACCAGATCACGCCGGGCGCGATCAGCGCCACGATGGCGAGCGCCAGGGCGCATTCGAACAGAACGCTACGCATCAGAGCGCCTCCTCAAGGCTCAGGATTTCCGAATTGCGGTGGAGCGGCGGCAGCCAGATCGTGCGCGTCTGGCCGGGCTTGGTCGGGCGCTGCACGTCCCAGACGATCCAGCAGTAATCGACCATGCCGCCCCCGAAGGCGCGCTTGCCCATCGCCGCGATCCGGTCACCGGGTGGCATCGAGGGGCGCTGGCACAGGTGCAGCACCGCCTGCGGCGGGTGATCGGTGAACAGCTGGTAGCGGGTCTGCGAGGCGAGCCACTTGCTCGGCACAAGCACGCAGACCCGGCGCGAAGTCAGCGCCAGCGCGCGCCGGACGAAGGCCTCCAGGATGCCCTTGCGGTAGCTGTAAGGCGGGTTGAAGACGAAGCTGCAGGCGACAGGCGCGGCCTCGGTTTCGAGGAAGTCGCGGGTCTCGAAATAGAACGCGCCGCCATCGCCGGGCAGGAAGTTGCCCTTGGCGAGGTTGTCGACGAGGTCCGAGCCGATCACCGGCACCTTGCGCCAGAACGCCGCGAGCAGCGTGTTGCCCATGCCGCAGCACGGGTCCCAGATCGCGAGGCCCTCGTCCTGCTCAAGCGCGAAGTCATCGAGCGCCAGCGCGAGCTGATCGGCGCACCAGTGCTCGTCGACATACCAGTCGAGAGGGTGGCGCTTCGAGGGCCGACCGGAGGAGATTTCACCGCGCATCAGCGGAACCTCCGATTGTGCCAAGCTAGCGTGAGCAGGAGGTGCAGCCGCCCGATAACGATCTCGATTTCGGGGCCTTCGGCCTCACCGTCGTCCCGACAAAGTGTGGCTTCTGAGAAGCGGATGGAGAGCAGCTTACGCATCGCCGCTCTCCGCCATGTCGAAGACCACCGCCTGCGCTTCGCGGCGCACCTTGGCCAACTCCTCGTCGTCGACCGGAGCACCTTCGAGCAGCTTGTTGATCGTGACGATCGCCGCGGCGAGCGCTTCCGAAGCCTGCGCCACCCCAACCTTGCGCGGGCGATCATCGCCCAGATCGGCGTCGAGCCGGTCGCGCAGCGCCCGCTTCAGATCGGGGGTCAGCAGCGCCGCGAACTGCGGGATGAACTGCCGCTTCTGCGCAATGTCGAGCCGCCCCCAACCGCCCACGATCGCGTTGACATGCTTCTGGTGCGCGACCGGCGTGGCATCGGGCCGGAAACCCTCCAGCCCCGCCGCGATCTTGGCATCCTCGACCCCGATCTCGGGATCGGCGAGCAGCTGCTCGATCACCTTGCGGCGCAGCCCCTCGTCCTTCACCTGCGCGATGGCCTTCAGCTGCGCGCCATTCTCCCCCACCACCGGATGCTTCGCGAGCGCCTCGGCAAGGTCGGGAAAGGGCTGGATGATCAGGCGATAGAGGGTGAGGTCGCGGCGGATCGTCCGCTGGTCTCGGCCAAGCGCATCGGCCACCGATTCCTGCCAGCCATATACGGCGGACATCGTGTCCGCCGTATCAATGGTCTCCTGCTGGAGAGCCTGATCGGCGGTCTCCTCTCCATGCTTGACCCGATCCCATCGAGCCTTGGTGGCCAGCTGCTGCTGAGATAGATTCCCGTGTTGACGGGCAAGCCTCTCCTGCGCGGCGGTCACTAACGCGGCAGTGAATGCAGCGCGCTCCAGCGGCCCAAGTGGGGGGCGGTCAAGGTTCTCCGAGGCTTCGAGGTCGACAAGGTCTTCAGCCTTGCCGCTCACCTCAATCGCGAAGATCGTGATCCCCTCGACTTCGGCACCCTTCAGCCGGTGACGGCCGACAACCAGCCTCCAAGGCTGCTTGCCCTGGGCGGCGACGTCGGCGATCGACTTGCTCGGCAGATTGCGTGCCACCATGATCGGCGTACGCTGCCCGTCGACCGCCATCAGGCGACCCAGCGCCACAGCCTTGTCCTCGTGGTAGAAGCCGATCCGCTCAGGGACCATCACGTCCGACGGAGCGATCTCGATCAGTTCCGCACCCTGCAGCAGCGGGTGCCGTTTCGCCCGACCGCTCATTTCGCACCCCCACTTAGACGATGCGCGGCGTCGGTCGGCGGGTTAGGCTCACCATCATCAACAGCAGGAGGAAGATCGTGACTATTGAAACCGAATTGGCCGAGCTCAAAGATGCGCTCAGCAAGACGCAGGCGCGCCTTGAGGCGCTCGGCGCGTTGCAGGTCGCTATGAGCCTCGTGCTCGAGGAGCTTGATCCCGAATACTCGGAGAAGGTTTTTCAGCGGCTTCGCGTGATGGCGAAGCTTGCGCACCAAGAGGGAGACGACGCTCAGGGGCGCGTCATCGTCGCGGTCATGCATCAACTGGACGAGCAGCTCCGCCTGAAGGCTAACGACTGATGCGCGGCGCGCGACACCTCGTTCGCGGGCCTCACGCGCAAGCGCCGCGACGCCTGCCGGAGCGACGAACCCCGTGTCCGCCATCAGATGCGCTGCGTATTTGCGCGCCTTCTCCTCGTCGCCTTGCCAGAAGGTCACCATCTGATCTTCGACACCGGGCAACCGCAGAGAAACCCACTGCCCGGCGAGCTTCATGCTCTCGGGCGACCAGTACCGACGCTCGCCAAAAAGCAGAGTGCCATCACGGCCGATCTTCTTCCCGACGGGGTGAGGCCAAGCGCTCATGCCGCCACCGCCTTCCCGCGGCCCGCAGGTTGTGCCGCAGCATCTTCGGCCAGGACAGATTCGACCGCGTCGCTCACCCTTTGCGAGGTGCGCCCGCGGAAGAGGTCGCTCACGCCGGTCCGAGGCAGGTCGTGCGCGGCCACAAAGCGGGAGATCGTGCCGTATCGCTTACGAATTACGGCCTTGACGTCCTCGGGGTGCATCTGTTCCAACAGCATTCGGCAATGTCCAAAATCTTGTCCCTATTTTTTGGACCATGCACCAGAATATTGGACCTTTCAACCCAGAAATTTGGGGCGTGTGGTGATTGACGATTCCGCGCTCCGTCTGCGCGAGGAAAGAGAGCGCCTAGGCTTCAGCCAAAAGGCCTTTGGTCAGCTGGCCGGTGTGTCGAAAAACACCCAGCTTGCTTACGAGAGCGGTGCGTCCTCAATCCCGCTGAGCTATCTTTCCAAGCTTGAGGGATCGGGTCTCGATATTGGTTTCGTCGCCACCGGACATCGCGGCACGAAGTCGGCAGCGGGCGAGATCCGCCTTGACTATCGTCCGCAAGAACCCGCCCCCGTCTTCGGCCAGCCATTTCCGGACTCGGTCCCGGTTCGCGAGATCGACCTCAGCTTCGGCATGGGCGCGACCTATCTCGATGTTCCGATCACCGAGGAAGTCCATCACTTTCCCCGCGCCTGGCTGCGCCGCTACACCCGCTCCGCGCCCGACAAGCTCTTCTTCGCCCAGGGCATCGGCGACAGCATGGAGCCCACCCTTCACGATAGCGATCTGCTCCTGATCGACACCGATCAGCGCCAGCTCGTCAGCGCCGATCGCATCTGGGTGCTCACCTATGCCGATTGCGGCATGATCAAGCGCCTCCGCCCTGTCCCTGGCGGCGGTGTTGAAGTATGGTCCGACAAGAAGGAGGTCTCCCCCTTCACCGCCTATGACGGCGAGATCGAGATCATCGGCCGCGTCGTCGCAGTCCAGAGGAAGCTATGA